TCGGTCAGATGAAACAAGGTGATGATACCTATCTCTGCGTAGCCCCAGTCAAAAACAGATACGGGCGAGCAGACCAGACAGGTAATAACTACGTTAGCCTAGCCTTCAACCCTGACAGTATGTATCTAGAAGATGTTCAAGTTAAGTATGCACAGGAGACAATGTATGGAAACTAAAATATGGGATTGTTCATTCAGCAGAGAAGATGTAGAAGTATCAATAGGTAGAGCACTAACAGATGGTGAATGGAACATAGTAGTTGATGAGTTGTATAACAACGATACTCTTTACAATACGCTTCAGGCACAAGTAACTAAGATTGCATTGGCAGCAATTGAGTAGTGCATCTAAACGTAAAGGTAGCCAAGCAGAACGAGATGTAGTTGCTTGGCTTAAAGCCAATGGCTACAAATATGCAGACCGCAGACTCGCAGGAGCAACCTTAGACAAAGGCGATATAAGCGGTGTGCCAGGTGTAACCATTGAGATAAAGAACCACGCTAAGATGGACTTAGCAGGATGGCTAGCAGAACTAGAAGTAGAAATGAAAAACGATAATGCTTGGACAGGTGTAGTAATACACAAACGTAAAGGCAAAGGAGATGTCAGCGAGTGGTATGCCAGTATGCCAGCACAGGTATGGCTAGAACTGCTGAAGAAAACAGATGGAGAAACATAGTATTGCTGCATACCTAGAGTATGTAGGCGCCGCCGTGCCAGCAATGGGACACGGCTGGCGCAAAATAAAATGCCCATTCCACCCAGATAAACACGCATCGGCTGGTGTTAACTTTGATGAAGGCAGATTTAAATGCCACGGATGTGGCGTTGGTGGAGATGTATACGACTTAATTATGCACAGAGAAGGAGGAAATTATCGTGAGGCTGTCAAATTCGCAGAGACAATTTCTCCTACAGGCAGCGACAGAATACGCCAAACACATAAATCAAGCAGCAGATTATCTGGCAACTCGGGGACTGTCGGTAGAAGAAGCAAGGATGTTTCATTTAGGAGTGGTGGACAATCCATCTCCAGGACACGAAGGCTACAAGGGTAAGTTAGTAATTCCATACATTACTCCAACAGGAGTAGTTGACCTGCGCTTCCGCAGTATCAGAGGGGAAGACCCCAAGTACATAGGACTGCCAGGGGCAAAGACAACTATGTTCAATGCTCAGACAGTGCTAACAGCAGATGGCTACATCTGTGTTACCGAAGGTGAGATAGACTGTATTACAACAGTAGTAAAGACAGGACACCCAGCAGTCGGTATTCCAGGTGCTAACAATTGGAAGCCTTACTACACAAAAATACTTGACGACTTTGATACAGTTATTGTGTTGGCAGATGGCGATAGCCCAGGGCTAGAGTTCGGCAAAAAGATTAGCCGAGAGTTAGGCAATGTAAATATTGTTCAGATGCCCGAAGGGCACGATGTAAATAGCATCGTCTTACAGGAAGGAGCGGATTGGTTAAATGAAAGAATCAGGAAACTATTACCCAGATAATAATTCTTTTTGGAACTATGTAAAAAATAATCCAGGAATTGTAGGTCTACCAGTATCAGAAAGCAAAGGTCTAGATTTACTCAGCGCTTTAAGAGATATCAGAGAAGCATACATAAAAGATATAGAGCAGGGCGATACTATGTTGACCCTACTTGGCAGCCTACTAGTCGGTGCTGTAGAAGGACACGGTGATATGATGGTAGAAGAAGTCCTAGTTTCAGAGGCTATGGCTAAATTTGATTCCCAGATTAAAGGAGTATTAGATGAAGGACGCTGAACATCTAGAAGAAATCCTAAGTCAATTAAGAATCATAATGATTAGGAAGCATCAGGACTACGGCCCATACAACATAGCCAATGCTCCTGGCGGGGCAATGAACGGGCTGATAGTCAGGATGCACGACAAGATGACACGGCTAGAAAACCTGCACTACAACCACAAAGGCAACACGCCGAACTATGAACCCATTGAAGATACTCTGCTTGACCTAGCAAACTATGCAATAATAGGACTAATGGTGCAAAGAGGATATTGGGAAGGCTTGAATGGCACAGGAGTACATAGCGGAATATGACGCTTTAGTAGCGTCACTAGCAGTGGAATACCATAGACGGTATCCAATGCTAGAAGCCCTAGATATACAGCAGATGCTGTGGCTATGGTTCCTGACCCATCCCCGTAAGTATGCTGAATGGTCTGCCTTAGAACAAAAAGATAAAGATAAGTTAATAGCCAAATCCCTACGCAATGCAGCGCTGAAATACTGTGAGAAAGAAAAAGCAAAGACAGTTGGCTATGAAGTATTAGACCTGTATTACTACGATGCTACAGTTATAGAAGCATTCCTGCCCAGCATTATCTCTGAAACATATGAGATGCCAGTCAAAATAAAAGATTTAAACTTCAAGTTCAATAAGACAGAGCCAAGCAATGACGGCAACAACTGGCTAGTGCTCCGCTCAGATATAGCATCAGCCTTCTACAAACTATCAGAGGCTAAACAAAACATACTCAGGATTAGATTCAGCACAGAGAACAACGAGTGGGCTTTGATAGCCAAGGATTTAAACACAACACCAGATGGTGCACGGATGAAAGTTCAGCGTGCAGTTAATTCACTAATCAGAAACCTAGGCGGTTGGCGTCCATATACAGATGAAGATGGCCCAGTCGTAGAAGAAGATGAAGATGAGTCAACCGAAACACATTAGAGACCTACTGCATATCAAAGACTACAGCAAGGCAATGGACTTGCGTGGTGAGCCGACAGAAGTATGTGCCTGTGGATGTGACGTCTTTATTATGTTAGGCGGATTTGTAGATTCAGAATTAGCGTTCTACTTTACAGATGGGGAGTGCGCTAGTTGTGGCAGTATGGTAACTCTGCCCACCCCATCAGGAGAGGACTACGGCATTGCCACTTTATGATTTTCAATGCAAGGCTTGCGGTGCATTGACAGAACAAACAGACAACATACCCCCAGCCTGTCATCTTTGTGGAGAGATGATGATTAGACTATGGACATCAACGCCAGTGCACTTCAAGGGCACAGGCTTCTATGTAACAGGAGGATAACAGTGCCATATTACGGACGGGATATAACAAAGAATACTTCTATACATATGGGATACTCATTTAGATTTGCACTTGGGTTCACCATAACTAGGTATGGATTTGATTTAGATTTAGGTCCTGCTTGGATATCTATTGAGTTCAATAGATTATTCAAAAAACATTATGGGTTTAAACTGGATGACGAATGATAGTAGAACTCAGCCAGGAAGAAGTCAGAGTCTGCACACTACTAGCAGTAGAGCGTTGGCTAACTAAGTTTGGCTCACTAGATAAACCTAACTATGCAGAAGGTAAAAGGTTAGGTAAATTAGAGCCAGAACTAAATGCAAACATCAGAGCGAATGTATCTGAATGGGCGGTAGCCAAAGAGTATGACCTAACTTGGTCTGTGCCGTGGTATCCAAACAGCCTACACAAACGGCGCAAGAACATATCAGATGTAGGAAACTTTGAGGTCAGAACTGTCAGGACTCAGACAGCCATACCTTTCTGGGAGAAAGATAAGGACAGAATTATCTTTGGCACAAAAGTGTTAGATGTAGAGTACTATTCAAAGGTGGAGATATATGGTCAGTTCAAGGGCTCTGACTATATGACTCCAGAATATAGGGATGAGTCCATCGGAGGATGGCGAGTCCCTGTAGAACTTCTCTCTAGTTAGGGGAAGACTAGATAGAAAGCAAAATAGACCCCCTATCCAACTAAGGTAGGGGGTCTATTTGTGTCTGTAATCGCCTTATACGGCGTTTAAAGGGCTACTCAGCGCCTCTGCCAAACTCAGGTGCAGATGAGTCTAGCCACTTCAATACTGGTCCAAGGAAGCCAGCAAGGGCTGCTGTTCCTAGAACTTTAAGGTTAGTCTCTCCTGCTAGGTAGAGTGCGATAGCAGCGGCTGCTGCGGCACGGAACCAAGTCAGCGATACTTGCTTTAATGTTTCCATTTAGATTGCCTTTCGTTTTTTGTTATGAACTTTACAGCAGGTACAAACTGGTACCACTGTGGTACTGCTAGTTACCTTTTTCTTAGGTTTAGGCTGTAATTTAGCCCTGACCTGATTCATAACTTTAGGTTGATTCAGCCACCAAAACCAGGGGCTAGTGTCACTACGGTGAGTAGCATTAATAGAAAGATGTAGATGCTTAGTGTGAGGATTACTACCACTGTACTTCCTATTGCCTTCTTTTCGTCTGGCTCTTGACCAAATTTTTTTATTGTAAATGAGGTAATCCACTCGTTCATCTTCTTTAAGTTTTTCAAAAATGACAGCACAATCAATACCATTCTCAGGGTCGTGGGTTAAATCTACTGCTAGCCCAGTATTGTGGTCCGAATTCGGGTTGGCTTTCTGATGCGCTAACGAAGGTAACAACCCGTCTGATAGTTTCTTGCGCTTCGGAAACAACGCTGTCGCTTGACGGAGCACAGCAATAGCAGCAGGTGACGCTACTTTGGCTACAGGTTTCATCAGATATCTTCTTCATCATCTTCCCAGTCAGGAAGGATAGGTACTATTGGTTCTAATGGATTTTCATATGGTTGATATATGCTCATCGTCTTAGCGCTTCCTTTACTAAGTCTGTTAGTAGTTCTACTTTCTGCTCTAATGAATCTACTTTATCCTTAAGGCTAGAGCCCCCGTTAGGGCGTAGTTCATATAGGTAATGCTTAACT